GAGGCGGGACCAAGTAGCGCGACACATCGGTGTTCATCGCCTTGCCCCAGTCCTCTAAGAGCGCGTTGAACAGTTCCGGCTTACCGGCCTGCAACAGACCCTGACTGATCGGCGCGAGGATCTGCATCGCGTTGGTGATGTTCTCAATGCGAGTGGCGACGTTGGGCTTCTTCACAGACCCAGCCTCAACGCGGTACGAATACTCCCGCACAACGGAATCCGGGTCTTCGCCTTGAACGTGCATCTGCCACGCCTGCGCAGCCATGGGGCCAAGCAGAGGAGCAACGTCCTGCGGGCCAATCAACCATCTGGCGAGGAGGGCTTCCTTGCGAGCGACCAGCGACAGAGCGTCTTCCAAAATATTTGCGTAATCGTCCGGCCTGACCGAAATCTGCTCAGCCTTCACCTGCGCTTCTGCAGCTGATCTGAAGGAATTCCTGGTCATGCCATAGATGAGTTCTGTCAAACCAACGCGACGGTCGAACAGCGCGGTGACCTCAGAGATGATCTGGTACATGTCCGAGGTGACGCCCGGCATCTGGAAGACCGAGATCACATCGTTGACCGACCGGCCAATGGCTTCAGAGATCTCTACGATCTTGAACCCGCCCTCATCCTTCTCCAGGATCTTGGCCTTTAGATCCGGGTCTGCGGACTTGGCTACACCGATCAGCACCTGCGCGCTGGTTGCAATGCGCGTGGCGAGGAACGACATTGCCCAGTTGATGAATCGAAGCTCACCGATACCGGGACGAATGATAGAGATGGGCCAGCTGTACCCCGGCTTGCCGTGCCAAGCGAGCGGCGTGAACGGCCAGCCTCCTGGTTCTGCCCAGAATGGGATGGGCCACTGAGCCGCCATGAACATCGACGGCGCAACCCCAGTCTCGTCCACTTCCTCCTGCAACATCGCTTCGGGCATGTTCAGCGGGAAATCAATTCCCTCTGCCACGGCGATATAGCAGTTGGGTCCGAACGCATCGAACTTGCCGCGGAGGTCTTTGTCGGCGTTCTTGAGCCGGTCGCCAAACCCCGTCTTGGAGTACACCTCCCAGTAGACGATGAGGTCGTTGGTCTTCCCCATCTTCTTCTTGTACTCAAAGCCGCGCTCGTTGTTGTCGCCGCGGGACGAGTAGCTTTCCATGTGCCCGCTCAGATCTTCGCGAGACAGGCCGAACTTCGCCGCCACTTCATCCACTGGCTGGACCCGTTTGCGCGCGGCCCAGCGGATGTCCTCAAACTCATCGGCATCGGGATCCCAGACGAGGTTGTCTATGGAGTCGTAGAAGCTCCCGGCCATCTTCAGCTGCGATCCCGGCGGCGAATAAAGCTCATGCCACCAGACGCCTGCACCCTTAATGAACGCTTCCTCCACCACCTTCCGCGAGTGCTTCTTCAGATCCAACTCGTTGGGCGTGTAGTTGAGGTAGTCTTCCAAGAGCCTGGAGACGAGCTTGCGCCGCTCCAGCATCATCTGCTGCTCCTGCAGTCCCTGCTGGTACATCTGCATGCCGGGGTCTGGCATCATCACCGGCTGGCCATCGGGTCCAATGATTGGCTGACCGTCCGGCCCCATGGCTGGCACTGGGGGCTGGGGCTGGATGCCGAGGAGTGCTGGCCCGATGATGGGGTACTCCTTGGGGGTCACCGCGCGGTTGGGGTTCCGGTGGTGGATTACCGCGGTGAAGAGGCGCACGGCCTCCCACACACGGTTGACCTGCATGCGGAATGCAGGAGGAGTCATCCCCTTGTTGTAGCCCCGCTCCCCGCGGGCATACCCATCTTTCCACATGAAATCTGGGTCGCCAGCGAAGAAGTTCATCGCCTCGTCACCGTCCTCTGTGAACGGACGCTTATGAGCAGTTGCCTGCTTAATGCACTCAAGCCAGCGGGCGACGATTGGACGAAGCGGTTTATCCATGGAGACTCCTATTAGCTAGTGTCCTTACTTGCCTCTGCGGGCTTCCAAGTCGGCCACCTTCCGCTCCAAAAGCGCCACTTTCTCGGCCAGAATCGCATTCTTCTGAGGCTTGTGTTCCCAGAAGCCGTAGTCCTTCCACGCCTGGAACTCGTTCACGCCGGGGTCGGTGACATGGTGGACCGACTGCTTCTCATTCCCGCCGTAGCCGGGGGCCAAGGCCCACAGGGTGAGGGTCCGCTGGCTCACCTTGGTGACCAAGGCCGGGATGCACTCAGCGCCCTCATGGGCACGGAAGAACACCCAGTCACCAAGCTCAGCGGTCGGCATTACGTAATCGCTCATCTTTGTCTACTCCCCATTGGCCCGAGAACAATGCAGTTGTCTTCGGACGACTGCTGCCTGCGGCGTTTATCCGCGAGGTAACGCACCCACCATGGATCGGGGCCATAGGTCTTTGGCGGTGCGTGGTATTTTGGTTCGTACGCGCAGAGGTACTCCACGCTCTGGATGGCGTGGACTTCCCCGCGGCTCTGCGGCTCGTCGGTCACGTAGACCTGTCCGTTGACGCTCGTCGTCTTTTTCCGGTAGCGGCGGATCTCGCGCATCAGATTCGGACACGCACCATCCAAGAACTTCAGCTTGGTCGAACCGTCTCCCCGGATGTGGAGCATCTGCCGGACGAGCGCCGTGCGGGCCGGGATGTCGTCGGAGCCGGGGATGAAGCCGTACCCGCTCATCTGCGACTTGATGCCGCGCTTCTTCAGTTCCTCTGAGTACAGTTCATGGGGAAGACGGCCCGAGCCTAAGTCTCTGAGCATGCCGCCGTGCATGTCGATGATGAACGTCCGGTAGTTCTGGCCATCGGCCTTCTGTGCGAACTGGTCACCGAAGATCAATGCGTTTGCCTGCCGGATGTACAGTTCGTCATAGATCAGCAGGAACTTCTCGTCGGGCGGAACGGCTCCAAAGACGCACGCCAAGACCGTGTGGCCAGGGTCAATCGCAACATACCGCGTCCAGTCTGGCGGCACCTGACCGGCAGGCAGATCCTCCCGCCGCATAACATGCACGCCCGGGTTGAAGGACGGGTACATAAGCGTCGATTCTGTGGTGAACTCGCCCTCCGCACGCATGCGAAGCTCATCCATTCCAAGGGCAGACCACCGCTCAATATTTTTGGCTTTCTCTTCTTTGTCGATATGGTCGTTATCCAAGAAGCGCAGGGTGAACTTCTTAATAATCGGGTTCTCTTTGCCCTCCTCTTCAGCCTTGTCCGCACGTTCACACAACCCCAGCAGCGCATCGTTTTTACTATGGGGCATAGCCGACCATACAAACCGGCCTTTGCGGTCGGCAAGCCGCGCCTGCATCTCCCCAACCCATCGTTCATTATTAATATCCTCATCAATGTGAACTAAGTCAGCTTGAAAGCCCTGCGGCGGTTCGCCTTCTGAGGAGAAGCAATTAATAGTCCAACCGTTAGTAAGCTCTGCCTTGTTGAGGTAGCTGGCGTTCTTCAGCACCCAACTCATCTCTTTGATCATGCGGGGCGGGATGAGGGGCGGTGCTGGTTTTGCCTTGGAGGGGTCGTCCACCCCGGGCTTAAATGCCCGCCACTGATTCGTCTTCTCATCCTTGATCATCTTGAACGCACCGGCACGGAACAGCATCGGTACAACCACAAGACCTATGTGGGGCCAGTTCCTCCCGATGATCACTAGGTTCCCGCCCTCTTTGGGATACTTCCCGTACGGGTCTTGTCCGGTGGCCGCGCGTGCGTCCTCTACGAAACTTGCGCAACTCTTGCCGCTGCGATTTCCTCCGATCAGCAGGCGCTCGCTTGCCATGCACTGGTGGAACTCCGTCTGCTTTGGCATTGGGTCATACAGCCGCAGGGCTTCGATCCGGCGTTCAGCCAGTTCGATCTGCACATCGCGCAGCTGGTTGAGAGCATGCTGCGTGATGCCTTGGACCGCCGGTTCGTCAGGCGTCGGCGGTGGGGGGATTGGCGGGTGCTTCCGCATATTCTCCGCAGTAGTCGTCCTTGGTAGTCACGGGCTGGCAGTCCCGCTCATGGTGTTCCATCACGGTCGGAGGGTATCTCCTGCACAGCCCGTGAGTTGTGATCGTCGGTTCCCACCACCGGCACGTTTTGCACTCCATGTGAAATCTCCTTTACGCTAGCCAAGCCCAGTTCTTGCCAACATGTATCATCGAAACAGACTCCGGGGTCACCCCAAACCAGCGAGCCAAAAACGTGCAGGATCCGAGATATGCGACCCATTATCCGTTCCTGGACGCTTTTGCTCATGTGGAATCTCCATTGCGCTGGGATGTCAGCAAAGGCGCAGACTCCACAGCATCGACTGTCCTCAGACTCATAGCAGCCTCCAGCACCTTGCGCCGCAACTCCGACTCCAACTCTTCGTCGGTCATCAGTTCCAATGGCTTCTTCGCACCGCCAAGTGCAGTGTTTGCGGAAGTCAACCGAACGATTGTCTCCAACATCTTCGTCCGAAATGCTCCTCCAGAAGGAGCGTCGAAAAACTGCTTGAGGTACACGTTGGCGAAGCCTCGCACCCCACCGAAATACTCCATCAGAACTTCTAGCAGTTCAGACGAGTGGGGGATGTTCGCGCCGCCGATCCTGGCCGATGCTACGAACAGATCGACCGCGCCCTTCTCAATCTCCGCGAGCTTCTTGTTGCCCTTCTTCTTGCGGGCCTTCTTCTCATGGGCGTTGCGGCACTTGCGGCACCGCGCGTGAAACCCGTCCTTGCTCTTATGCCAGTACGTTGGGG